TCATAATATCAATGTCTTAAAAGATATTGCAATAAGTACACATATGAAGATATTTGTGGGTTATGATACCAGAGAAGACATCACATATCAAGTGTGTGAGCATTCAATCAAACAGCACCAACCCAACGCTGAAATTCTACCACTCAAAATGAAAGAATTGCGTGAGGCAGGACTGTACACACGCCCTATCGATCCACTTAGCACTACCGAATTTACTTTTAGTAGATTTCTTATTCCCTACATGACCAACTACAAAGGGTGGGCAGTGTTCTGTGACTGTGACTTTGTGTGGACTGCGGATGTGGCTGAATTATTTGCCCAAGCAGATGAACGTTATGCAGTGATGGTGGTCAAACATGATTATACACCCCCACCAGGAGTCAAGATGGACAATCAAAAACAGATGCCCTATCCTAGAAAGAATTGGAGCTCCATGATACTGTGGAATTGTGCTCATCCTGCCAACAGAGTAGTCACTCCTGAGATGGTCAACAAAGAATCAGGACAATATCTACACAGATTCAGTTGGTTAAAAGATGAGGAGATTGGCAGTGTGGATCACAGTTGGAATTGGTTAGTGGGTTGGTACAAAGAACACAAAGACGGGGAGCCCAAAGTGCTGCATTACACAGAAGGTGGACCTTGGTTCAAAGAATACAGAGATTGTGAATATAGTAATGTTTGGAAAAAATATCTAGCCAACATGCTTAAAATAAATTAGGAGTTATTATGAAAAAAATTGCTTTTGTAACGGGAATGACTGGACAGGACGGTCCTTATCTAGCAAAACTATTATTGGAAAAAGGATATCACGTGATTGGGTTGGTCAAAAGATATTCCAGTCCCAATTTAGAAAATATTAAATTCTTAGGCATTGAAAACGACATTGAATTGATCACAGGTGATATCACTGACGATAACAGCATGACCCATTTGATAAAAACTTTACGACCAAATGAGTTTTACAATCTTGCTGCTCAAAGTTTTGTGGGAGCCAGTTGGGATCTTAACAAAGTTACCACAGAAGTTAATGCTGTGGGACCTTTAAACATATTAAATGCTATTAAACAGCACAGTCCAGACACTAAATTTTATCAAGCCAGCACCAGTGAAATGTACGGCAATGGCATAGGAACCAACAAGCAGGATGAGCATACTCCATTCCATCCTAGATCACCTTATGGTGTGGCCAAACTCTATGCACATTGGATCACCATAAATTTCCGTGAAAGTTACAGTTTACATGCTTCCACAGGCATATTATTCAATCACGAATCGCCCATCAGAGGAATAGAATTTGTCACAAGAAAAATCACAGACGGTGTTGCTAGAATCAAATTGGGTTTAAAAAATAAAATAGTTTTGGGTAATTTAGAAGCTAAAAGAGATTGGGGGTTTGCTGGAGACTATGTAGAAGCCATGTGGTTAATGCTGCAACAATCAGAGCCAGGAGATTATGTGATTGCCACAGGAGAGCAACACAGCATCAAAGAATTCCTACAATTAGCATTTGACAGCGTGGGCATCACCAATTGGCAACAACATGTTGAAAGTGATCCCAAATTCAAAAGACCTGCAGAACTACATAGTTTGTGTGGAGACTCATCCAAAGCTGAAAAAATGTTAGGTTGGCAACGCAAGACAGATTTTAAAACCTTGGTTGGCATGATGGTGGAAGCTGATATCAAACGATTAAAAAAATAATGCAAAAATATTCTGCAGTGACCACATTCAATCAATCAGGGTATGACACATACGGTCACAAAATGATTCAATCATTCATTAAGAATTGGCCCGTGGAAGTACAACTGCACGTGTACACAGAAGATTGTGTGGTGAAAGAATCAGCACCAAACATAATTGTGAAGGATCTGCATCAAAGTTCTCCAGCTTTGGTAAAATTTAAACACACATGGAAAGATGTGCCCAAAGCCAACGGCGATGTGAGCAAGGATCCTGTGCGCAGCAAGAGACGAGATGCTGGTAAAGGATTCAAATGGCATGCTGTGAGGTTTGCTCACAAAGTCTATGCAATATTTGACTGTGCTAGAGAAGCCGATGCAGATTTTTTAATATGGATGGATGCTGATATGTATTGTCACAGCGCCATCTCCATGCAAAATATTGCCACCATGATCACACCCAACATGGATCTTGGCTATCTAGGAAGAAAAGGCAAGTATCCAGAATGTGGGCTGTATGCTATGAATTTAAAGTCTGATATAATCAAAAACTTTTTGAAAGAATTCCAACGTGTGTATGATGAGGCCGAAAATGGAATATTCCTCATGGAAGAATGGCATGACAGCTATGTGTTTGAGCAGATCAAAAATAAATTTCCACAGATGAGACAGCTGGATTGGTCAGCACATCTGTATGATTTGAGACCGCGTGCTGGCGCAACCTTAGGCGAAGGACATCCTCTGATCAATAGTGCTTGGGGAGCCTATCTTGATCATCTCAAAGGCAGTAGAAAGAAACTAGGTCGCAGCAAGCCTGAAGATCTCAAAGTTCAAAGAACAGAATCTTATTGGAAATGATCAATTTTATATCTGTAGAAGGCACAGATTACGGTGTCAGTGAATTTACTCAAGGCAGTGGTGGAAAATTTGTCACTCCAGAAGAAATGTATGCAAATACCACATTACCGATGTGTTGGGCAGGATTTTTTAAACCTCAATGGTTAGAAATTTGCAAAAAGCACAGTTTAAAATTTTACAATCTAGATAGTGGTTATTTTGGCAACAAGAAAAAGAAAACAATTTTTAGGTTAAGCGTTAATAATTTTCAAAATATCGATCCTATCATAGACAGACCAGCAGATAGATGGAAACAACTGGGTCTTGATCAGTATTCTTTTGAGCAAGGATCTTCAATTGTCGTTGTGCCTCCTGACAGAAAAATAGTTCATACACTTAGTTTGGTGTCAGAAGATCAATGGATCAACAACACAGTTCTTAAAATAAAAAGTTTTACAGATCGTCCTATCAAAGTAAGAAAACGTCCAGAACCTCGAACTGATAGAATAGTTTCAAACAATTTTAAAAATTTTATCAAAGACGATACTTTTTGTGTGGTAGGATATTCGTCCAATGCATTAGTTGAAGCAGCCATGCATGACATACCAGTAATATCTCTAGGACATTCTGCTACAAAAAGTCTATACAAGTATCAATTAGAAGACATAGAAAATATTAAACCTGCAGATAAAAAATTAAAACAGGCTTGGCTAAATCATTTGGCTTATTCTCAATTTACTAGAGACGAGTTGTTGTCTGGAAAGGCTTGGAAATTACTTACCTCCGAACCTAGCAGCATACGGTCCGGGGCCTAAGTGTCTTCCAAACTGGGTGCGATCATGTGGAGAGTTATGACCAGATACGGGTGCCCAGCAAAATAACCTTTTACTTTTTAATCTTATGGTTTCATATCCTACCTGTTCCATCAGCGTGCAACACACATCAATGTCTTGATTGACCTCAAAAACCACCCAAGGTTTCTGCTGTTTAATTAAATCCATTGCTCCTTGCAGTACTTCCAATTCCCAACCCTGCACATCTATCTTAATTAGATCCACATCCATAAGATTCTCGTGATCCAATTTAACCACAGGCACAGTGTAGTCAACTCGTGCTCCTGGTCTGGTTAATTTGCCATCTCCGCAATTTTTTCCTCCTTGACGGAAATCAGCTGTGCCTTCAAAATTAGCCACTGCCTTGGTTCTAATCTCCATGAGATCGCCCACATTGTGTCTAAGACATTCTATGTTTTGTCTGGAAGGTTCATAGCCTACAACTTTTTTAAATTGTTTAACAAAGGGCAAACTCCATACTCCCACATTAGCACCCACATCCACGAATGTTCTACGATTGGGTAGATGTTCTAGAATGTGTGTGCGATACTTGCCTTCATAACTGGGTTCCAGCATGTTAGTGTCAGATTCCAAATGCCTAGACATTTTTTGATCGTCTTCTGGTACCATCCACTTGTTTTTTAATTGTCTCATTTATTTTCCTGTTTGTTAATAATTATTGCACATTGCATAATAACCTTTCCGTCATTATTTTTTTCAATCAATTCTGTTATTGGCATTCCTGAAGTTCTTAATTCTTCTATAAATTTAGCTACTCCTGGAAACTTTGCCGGATAGGTGTCATCAAATATTATAACTTTGCTGTCTTTGACTTGTTCATAATCCCATTTCACTGTGGAATATGAGTGGCCACCATCAATAAAAACCATATCAAATATCAGCGGTCCAAGTAATGTATTGTGCGTCCACCCCTTGATTAATTTGTAAGATTCTAATAATTCATTCTTAACATACTTATCGCATCGTTCTTTGATAGTGTCGTACGATGCAGATTCTTTTCCATTGTGTTCCATCTCCCCTGTAATAGGATTTTTTGGATATTCAAATGTGGGTCTTTCGGCCATCTCGAATGCATCATAACCAAAGTAATCAATTTTATATCCAAGTTCTTTTGTAAGTGGCGTTAGAGACTTTAATGTTAATCCCTCATGACACCCAATTTCACAGAATGTTTTTGGTTTATATTTTTCTATCAACGGTTTAAAAACCGCATTCCATTTGTAATCTTTCATATATACTTCCTTAAAAAATTCCAAGCCTCTCCAGATTTTAATTCTGCAAAATTCCAATGACACATGGCCAAGCGTTCAATCCAATGTTGCCTATCGGGCAATATAGGATTTTCTATGTGATTCAGATCAGTGTGAGCCATTGTATAACTTTGACTGTGTGCAGGTTCAGGATCTGTTAAGAATGCAGGAACTCCTTCTATAATACTGGCCACGCTGGGAGAACTGTTGTATACCACTGTGGCCCAGGCGTTGCGAAGATCTTCAATCAGATCGGCCTTGTTGCTTAATGAAACATTCTTGTATTTTAATTTTAAAGTATGCATGATTTTTTTATCACCTGGATGTGGTCTTACAATTATGGGTCTATTAGAAACCTGTTGAATTTTTTTTATTGTGGCATCCAGCCAATCTATCACATTCAATCCAGTCATGCTCCATCCACCATTTCTTTGCAAACAGATAAGGATATGTGTTCCTTGTGTTCTGTATGGTTTCATGTTGATGTTTAAATTCAAACTGATTTTTTTCCACCTGTCAGGATCAACGTCTTTGTCAAAATAAAATCCTGTGGTAGGGAATACTCCATCAAAACTGTATCTCAAATAATGGTGTGGATTGGTGTTGTTCACATACAGAAACAGACTGCTGTCCACAATCAATGCACGTTTTTTGTTTTGATGTTGTAGATCAATAGCTGCCTGTCGCAATCTTAGATGAGGAGCATCCTTGCCATGAGAATGCACATATCCTTGAATCAATGCCACATCACATGCGACCGGATTGAACTGCTGATGTGCTACGGCAATATCTCCCACAGTACGCACACCTTGTAAAAAATTATCAAGAATCAATTGCTTTTCAATGTTTCTATTTTGAGGTGGTATGCCTTTGTAATATGCTGCCACAGTGAATCTGTTCATTTTTTTTGTCCCTGTAGTATATCCCAAGCATAACCGTTTTCTATTTCTTCTGAGGTAAACTGACCATATGCCAATGATGAACAATGTTTTTTAATCAACTGGTCACAGGGATAGTATGGAGTATTGATTTGTGTTAAATCCATCAGAGCCAATGGGCTAGCAGCACAAGGTACGGTCACAAATGCAGGCACTCCATATACTATGGATTCTATGGCTGCAATACTGTTAAACGCCACAGTGGCAAATATTCCTTCATCTAGAGCATCAAATATTGAATGGTTATGTCGTTCTGGCCTACTACCTTTTTCTCTAACAACAATCTCCATATCTGTGTGTTTCTTTATAGTTTCTATTGTGTTCATTAGCCAGGTAGGTTTATTTGGATCTCGATTTTGTTTCTTGCCTTCTTCGTAACCATAAAACACACACGCTTTTCTATTTGGCACAACTATTAAGAGTTTGTTGCCTTTTTTCTTCCAGCCATTCCATTGATATTTAGGATCAATTTTACAAATTTCTTTCCATCGATCAGACGGATATTCTTCTAGAATATTTTTTTGCACATCATTTTTTACTATCCTTATAAAATGTTTCTTGCCTTTGGGGTTGGATTCATTGCGAAAATTTCCAAAGTATCCAGAGTCCATGTAATAAAAATCACGCTGGATAGCTCTGCATTGATTCACATACTTTTTTGAGGTAACTCCAACCACAACCAAAGGTTTGGACGTGTCCATGCTGTCCAAAGTCACTGCATTTTTGGTGCTACGTACAAAGGGTTCTGCAAACAACGTGACTTTAGACATGATGTTTCCTCACGATCTTGATGGCAGTACCGTCAAATAATTCTTGCGCAGTGAATTGACTGTAACTCAAAGCACACAGCCAACGTGCTAGATGTGGCCTCTGTAAATTTTCTATGTCTGACAGCTGGTTGCTGCTCACGGGATTGGTGATGTGCTTGTCCAAAGTGATCACTGGTATGCCACACCATATGGCTTCTGTGGCAGCATTAGAATTAATATTCACCACACAATAATAATCTTCATTGCGGAGTTCTTCCACAAGACTGGTGCGTACTTTTTTATTGGCTTTTTCTCTAAACACAATTTTTTTATCTGTGTGTTTCTTTAGTTCTCTCTCCACATCATATTTCCAAGTTTTAAGATTCACATGAAATATATCAGCTGCAAATGGTCCTGGTTCTATGATCAGTATTTTTTCTCCTGACTGTCTCCATGGTTGGGGAAAACTGGTGAAGTTAGACAATCTATCCACAGGAGCTTCAAACATCCGATCATGATGTATGTGATTGCGCACCAATCTGTGCCATTTTTTATTGGGTTCCAAGAAGTTGGTATAGCCACTGTCTATGAACCAAAAAGGATAACGATTGTCAATTTTTTGCACCAGTAATTGTTCGTTGCCTGTGGTATTTCTAATCACACAATCCTGTTTATAATCAGTGAAGTCTTGTCTACGCACTAACTCAGCATTTTTGTGTATGGTCAGTCCTGTGCTCTTAACAAAATTTTGCATCTTACTTTTTTTGTACATGCTCAGCACACGCTCAGTACCTAATGCCTCCAACACCTGATCCATGTTCTCATGTATGACTTGAAAATATTTTTCTTTATTTTGATCCATCAGTTGCCATATTTTTCCCACATAATCAGTCAACTCTTTGCGTAAAATTTTCTCCAATTTGCTGGGCCATTTGCCCCAGCTCCATCTGGCATTGTTGGCTTCCAACACCTGTTCTGCTTCTCCCGAATTGCGCATTTTTCTCAGCCAGCGTCTGTGTTGTCTAATATTTGTTTTGATCTGTCTAATGTGTGTCCAACTTTCGCTGTGCTCATATGGCACTTTATCTTTGGCCACTTGATAGTGATTGATGATACTGTTGAGAAAGTGTGCCAATTCTTTGTTGTTGATCAGTAGTTTCATGATAATGTTTCTGTGTGGTATTTAAATAGAAATTGATGGATTAAAAGTGGATCTGGCGACTAGATGCTGGCGTCTTCCATACCAGCCACACGCAATTTGACTATGTTGGTCATCTGCCATTGCTTTTGGTCTAGTCCTTTGCAAATACCCAACCATTTGTTGCGCATCAGTGCAAAATCATTGATGATCTTTTCATAGTCCACCACATCTGCTTCACCATCCACATACTTCTCCACTTCTCTGCTGGTGAGTGCTCTGTTGTAGCTTTCGAAATATTTTTTAAAATAAGAACTGCGTAGTCTACGCAATTCAATGTTGAGATATTCTAATACTGCTTCTAATTCTTGTAATTGATTGAATCTGTGTTCCACAATGCCAGGCATGTCTGCTGCTTGTTTTTCCACATTACCTCTGATTTTGATTTCCAGTTTGGCTTCTTGCAATTGATTTTCGAAATGTTCCAAAGCCTCAGGAATAGTACTGATGTCTTTGGATATCTTTTGATACCATCCAGACATTAGTTGTCCTCGTCTTCCTCAATGTCCAGATAGTACATGATGGCCTTGTCCAAGTCTTGGTCATTGCCCATGGATTCTTTGAAAACCTCATCATCAGCGCCATAGTCGGCGCACATTTCCACATACTTCTCAGCCACTATATCGATCTGTTTCTTATCGATATATTCTTTAAAAAATTGCCAAGTTTCTATTAATTGATCAGCTTCTCGCATTATTTTTTCTCTTCTTTCACTGCTGCTGCTTCTGTTTCTATTTCTGTAACAGATTTAGGTTTGATCTTGTGATATTCCGTCATAACCATATCCAATTTTTCACCTGTCCAACCTTTTCTATACTCCAAGTGTTCTGTACCTTTAAGATCCACATATTTAAGTCGGTTACCAGATGCTGTCAGTATGCCTTCTTTTTCAAACAGTTCCACCAATCCACTGTAGGGATCCATGCCTGTTTCATAAGGTATTTTAACTTGTACAGTTTCAAAAGGTTTGGCAAATCTTGTTTTCATTATCTTACAAGCAGCTCTAATACCTCTTACATCTGTTACTTTGTTGCCATCTTCGTCTTCTTTTAATTTTAATTTTTTCATTGCTACCACCACTGAACTGGCATACACAAATCCTTGACCACCTGATATTTTATCATCTGGATCAAACATATCTTGTGAAGCATACGTGTGATTGGTTGCTACCAATCCCACATTCCAACTGCCAAACATGTTCACACAATTACGAACCAGTGCTGTGAGTGCTTTGGGTTTACGACCCATGTCACCTTTCATGTCTCCTGCTTCAAACTGATTCACATCAGTGGGAGTCATCAGCATGCCCAAACTGTCTATGATGAATAATATTTTAGGAGCAGTGTCTTTGTTGTCTCCATGTTCTGTTTTGTATTCTTT